TACCACTACTGGCGCGAGGAATCCCCAAAAAATCACCTGCGGAGCCTAGCACCCCAGAGGATAAATTTTGCAGTGTTCCCGTCCAACCATCATTAAGACTACTTGTTATGTCTGATTCGCTCGCCATACTAGTTCCTTATATTCCCCACCATCCACAGTACGATGTAGTAGGTATAATTCATCGAACATAAGTAGTGTTCGATTATCCAGCAAGTAGTCCATCATCGCTCGCACTACGACTTTTTCATCGTTTACTTCATTGGCCACTGAATAACGATTTATTTCTAGGCGCTGTTTGCCATACCACATATCGCGGAACTTCACGCACATACCCAATCCGATTATGTTACCTTGTTCTTTGGCGGCTAACAGAAACCCCGCGCCAGATGCCCATAGCATAACCCAATGGTCCATGATAAAATTTTCTGGGCCATGTATGCGTTCGTCGTTCTCCGTATACATCGCCGACAAAAACGGTCCGTTCTGTTGGAACGTCTGCTCTAGCTGTTCCTCGGTCTGCGGCATCCTAATAACTTCAAATTCCATATCCCACCCTATTTGCTTGCCATATCTAATTGTGATACACCAACATCTATCTCGGTAACTTCACCAATACCGGTAATTTCTATATTATAAACTTTATGGCGCCCTAGTCTACTAAAAGGTAAGATATTATCCCCCACAGGAAAATCTCTAACAACCTCACCTATGGAAGATTGTAGGTTGCACCTGACACCAAACTCGTTAGTCTTTAGTCGTATGCGAGTAATAGAGTATAGAAATGGACTATCAATATCGCCACTAACCCATTTATAAGGGCGCCACGTACTACCTGCGTTCCATTGATATGCCCCATCTTCCAGCAATAGTAATAGTTCACCCTGTCTCGTTTCCACCATGTCGATGGGTTCATCTTCAATCGTAACTAGTCGTTTGTGCTTACTATCTTGATACGTCTCTGAATCTAGCCAAAGTATAAAGGATATCACCTCTGATACACAGTAAATAGCACCTTTATGGAAGGCGAGTCGCATTGTGTGCGGTGCTAATCGCCGCCAATCATCTGCAGAAAAAACGTCGGTTGTTATGACTCTTTGTGTATTGCCAGATAGAAGCACTAGTCCATCGGCTGATACGTACACCATACCAAACGGAGTTTTTGTACTACCCTTACCCGTATGACAAGCGATCATAGGCATCGGGATGTCATATTTATTTACTTGTCGGCACTCTCTGGAGTCGCACCCTACATCACCAACAACTTGGTAAGGGTATCCATCAGTAGCCACATACAGCGTATTGCCGACGGACTGCATAGCTACAATACTATCATCAAGGGTCATTTCTTGGGATAAGGGGAAGTTATAGGACTGCAGGTTCTGAGAAAAATATAACTTGTTAGCTACACTACCCGCTAGTATCGCCGTCTCCTCGATATTGGTAATATTACGCATATTTCTAGGTGGCTCCCGAACTTCTTGCGTAGTGAGTCCGTATCCAACCTCTGCGATAGTCACAGTATCAGTGATGAAAGCATTGGTGCCCCTAACCTCCCCGATCAAAAACCAGTTAGTAACCATTTCTTGCTCTTTCTCCGCGCCGGTTCTAAACCCTGTCTCACGGCGGTAGATGCGCATAGATTTTATATCATACTCAAGCGGTGGATTATAATCTAAGCTAATCCCTACTGCGGTGCCATCCTCGATACTAATGTCAATACTCGGTAAAGATGGGGCGGACTCCTCCCCGAAATAGTTAATAAAAGTTACTACATACGCCACACTTCTAGATTTTTCAGTGTTGATATATATTGGCTGAACATCTGGTGGAGTTAAAGGTTGCATAACACCCAAACGCCGAAACGTCATGTTATCCCCATTTAACTCTACAGTTTCCGGATAGCCGACCCTCCCCGTTACAAATAACCGCGGACAATCAGGTAGCCATTCCGCTACTTCCACACATTTATCAAACGCGTAAATGTCGCATCCACGCACATACAACCGTATAGCATTGTTCAGCTCCTTAACTTTTAGAGGTTCTCGAAATGGCAGTAATGTGCCGTGGGTTAAATCAACATTGTGGGCAACTGTAGCGTAGCCACGGGGTAACTGTTTTCCCCGCAGTCTCGGCAATATGCCAAAGAATTCATACTGATTCCAATCCAGCATACTATACCCTTAGTACAAAACGTACAATAGAATCTATTTTTATATAATCTACCCCACCCTCGTTACGTGGTATTGTACTAGCCGTAATCGTCATTACACCATTGTTATACACAGCTGACGTCATAGAGGACGAATCTATCTCAGTTACTTGCACTTGCGCCGAACTAGTTACATAGTACGGTAATTGAAGTTGCACCTCTGCGCTAGTAGCTGTTATCTTCCCGCTAGTCGATGACGGTGCATTGCCAAATACCTTAATATTAGTATAATCTGACGTATTCTTACCGACTAAATCAGCCTTCGGCCCATCAAAGAATACCCTAAGTTCATACATATCTGTTATGGGCGTATGGGGTAGAGTTGTCTGCCCACTCGGTGGTGGTGTAGATGATGCGCTTACAATGCGACCCGTAGCATCATACTGTATATATTTCCCGTCCACCGTACTAAATGACCCGGAGGATGATGGGACAGGGTTTGTGGTAATACCGCTAATAGACCCGTCTTGGGTTATAGATATTGTATATGCACCCATCGCATAGTTGCCGGGCGGTACAGTGATGGCTGGCGTTACATTCGTTATATGACCTGCATCGCTAATATCTACTGTATACCCACCAAAGGTATACTGCAAGTTTTGCACGTTCGTCTGTGGGTGACTGATGGTTAGCACTCCGTTTACTAGCGACGTATTTATCTCTAGTCCTGGTGAAACGGAGTTAATATTACCTTCACTAGATGGCACATAGCCAGTAATAATACCCTTCTCAGATACTTGAAATCCACCGTAGTTTCCGGCAGTGATGCCAGAATTTTTTAGCTCGACTGAATAATTATTCGGTACTGGCTCTTTAACCTCGATACTACCCACACCGGTTACACGAGTGACTGTATTAGGTGGTACGCTAATACGAAGCGGATTATCTTGCGTGCCCGTCCCAGTAACCTTTACGTTATCTCCACCTGTTATATACGCCCGTGCATACAGCCCTAGCATATCTTGTTTGAGTATATTGCCGGCTGTAGGGGATATAGTAACCCCACCTGTATTTACCTCACCCTCGCCGCACGGCGCTGGAGCTGGGTTACAATACGGAGGTGTATATGTAGGAACATCACCAGCACTATACCCGACTACACATCCGTCTACGACACTTATTCTATCGTACGTGCCATCAACTGTATTCCGTGTTCTATTTTTATATAAATTATACCCATCCCATTTAATGGTGTAGTCACCAGCGCAAAACTCAAAAGCTGCCGAGGGCTCTGGACGAGTTGGCTCTACAGGATCGGTTACACAGGGGGTAGGCTTCTTACATTCTAGCGTATTCATCAACGACTCCTGTGTCTTGGTTGTAGCTTAGGTTGCAATGGTTTGTGCACAGTAATAGATTTTATGCGCGCCTTACTTAAAAACTGCCGGTACAGTGCACTATTAGTTTGTGCTGCGTTAGGGTTATACCATTTAGCATCCGTTAGCAAATATAAACTAGATAAAGCCGCATGAGTAACCGCCATCACCCAGTCCTCATACAAAACTTCCGGCACATCTGTAGAGTCTCTGCGGGGAACTAAAGATACTGTTATAGTAACGTCCCGCATTGCGCCGGTAGCGGGCATATCATCTATGTAGAGGACGTTCCCATCTACGTATACGCTATTGGCTATACTAACGTCTCGCGCATAACACCCTAGCGTTTGTGCTGTAACGCTAATAATCTCAGAGACCCTACCAAAGGGCACATCCAGTATGTAGCTATCTACACATGGCTGCAGCTCAATGCACTGTGTGTATTTGAGTATTCGAGAGTCCTTGCAGAACTCGATAATAGCGTTCGCTATATACACCAGCGCCATGTCCTCGTCAATACCATCTATAGCGGTTCTAATATAAGGGACGAACTCAGAAATAGGGACAAACTTAGTAAAATTTATATTCATGCTTACCCCTGTTTCTTATCTAATTCTTTTTCTAAATCGTCGTCTGCTTTCTTAACCAGTCCAATGATTGAGGTAAACATTTCCCTATGCTCCCTAGCGGCATCGCGCATATTTGGGGACAATTCGGCATCAATCATTTTAGCGTTATATAGCACCCAGTGTCTCGCGGCGGTTAAAAATGCGCATCTCGTATTCGGGACTGTATCATCTAGTGTATAGGTCTTAGACTCTACAGAACAGCGAATTAAAACATAGATAGGTTCATCTGGGTCTAGGTTGGTGGGGAAAACACGTACAAGATTAGCACCATCAAGAATTTCATATTCAGACAGTGTAGTCGTAAACTGATAGGACCTAGCAGATAGCGCTTTGCCAGTCCACCCAGTGCCTACTTTTTTGCGTCGTGGCAGAATACGTATAACCCGCCCGCTTGCATCGCACTGCCCCAGTATATCGACCACAGTAGCACAATCGCAATTATCCAAATAGCCAGTGCACGGATCAACCCTGACTATTTTTAGTTCTGTGAACAGGTCGGGTCTATGGGCCGCAATAAGACAAAGGGCATCATTAAGATACCCTAGTAGTTGTTTTCGACTCCAGATGGAAAACTCATGCCCTGGGTAATCATCGTTTAAGTCCGTAGCATAGCTCAGTAATAAATCTTCCATCGAGTTGCCTTTAGAGTGGATCAAGTACCCCTAGTGTATCATCAATACCCGGTACTGTTAGAGAATTTTTTGCCACGTCAACAGCTTCCCCATAATACGGTTCTAGAATATCCGAACGCTCAGCAAATTCTTCTGTATTTGGATATATCTGTCCTGTAAATTTACAGCGCAAGAAAGGAGCATCGCTCTCAATAGGAGGGAATTCTGCTTCCCAATCTTCACCCTGTAGTTTTGGGTTATCCGCAAATTTGTGTTCAACACCGTCCGTTACAATAGTAGCCATCGTTCACCCTTACTTAGTTTTAGTTGTTTTTGCCCGTAGCCCAATCATACCGCCTTTTGGCATTTGGTTGGGTTTTACCTCACTGCGATTTACTTTCAGTGAGGTAATTTTTTGTTCGGGCGATTTGTTAGTGTTATCTAACATTGACTTACCTTTTAGGCCAGTTATCTTGTTCTTTCCACCTAACATAATCTACCCCCGCTTACATTTGAGTTTGCGTATCGTAATCCATTGCATGAGCAATTAATCCGATAGTAGCAGGTAAGTCCGCGAGCGTTTTGCCCGCTGGAAGGGCATCAATGCGCACGCCAACCGCATAATACGTATTCGGAGGCAAGAACGTATTAGCATCTTTCGGTGCCAATACAATTTCTTGCGTCTTAGGATACGCAGTAGTCAGATTAGCGCCGGTCATTGTAGTGCCCACAACAAGAGTGCCGAAAGTTAAATCCGACAAATTATCGCTGTAGTCAATAGGTTGGGCAACACCACTTTCATCTGGCTTAGTGATCAATGCAGCAACTGGAGTTAGGGTAAAACCAGCCATATCTGCGATAGACGAAAACTCGTCCATTGATTCTTTAACCTGCAGCGTGAAATCCATTACTTTATGATTCGGTGGCACTAACAGCATCCACACTACGTCACCAGCTTTACCATCTGCGAGATAATCGCCTTGCCAGCCTAAATTACCATAATTCTCAGTATCAATCTGAGAATTAATAACATTGGTCAGTGTATAGAAACCACGCATATACTCAGCGGCGATGCGTTTCGCTTCTGGGGCTGAATAGTCTGGAACACCACTACATTTCAGACCGGCGGTAGAACCAGAACCCTGGTTCCAAAATAAAATATTAGCCATATCGTTATCCTCTTATGGGTTTATATCACTAGCCACTTACACAGTGACTAGGCCATCGGTTGAAAAGGTGACATAGGCTTTACCCAATGCTTCTGGGTAAATAACACCGCCGCCGAATACCGACATCATATTATATACGACACCGAACGAGTTACCTGGGCTTGGGCGTAATTCAGCTTCTAGGATATCGCCGCTAAAGCCATACGCATCGCGCCAGCCGAATACGATAGGATAAACTAACTTACCAGTCGAACGGTCAACTGTAGGGCGCAATTTATCGGTTTCATACACAGAGAAACCATGAAGGTCAGGTGTTTTCATACCTTTGACTAAGACACCATCTTCTGGATTGCAGCACCATGCTTTGTCATACACGGTCTGTAGTACAAGCGTGTTGAAGGCACGGGGCACAAGCATAAACATTTCACCTGGAAACCATCGACCAGTCATATCTAGCAATTCTGAGGCCTTGGATAAGAAACCAATCAGATTTTCTGGCGTTAAGTTGAGGGGCGCCGCAATAGTACCCATGTCAATGTTGTTATATTTACCGGCAGTTTTACCTGCGTTGCGAGACGATGCCTGCAAGATAAGACCCGTAATAAGGTCACGATGCCATAAATCAGAAAGCTGGCGCCATGCGTCATCTAAGAAGGCTTGTTCAAAGGCGTCCCAGTGCTCGCAGGCTTTGTAGATGTCTAACTTGTCAAATTTAAGCGACTTATATGCAGCTTTACAAATTGACAAACAAAACGCATCTGAGGTCACTTGATCAGATACCATATTCTGGTTCTTCTCGTAGGTGCGCCATGAACCAACACGAGGTGGCTTATCAAATTGAATCACCTGCCCGCAGCGGTTTAGGTCATCCAAAATCTGGGTGTTAGAAATTTGTGGGATAAAATCGCTTTCCCAATTACGGTCACGAATCATACCAGCATAAACGACACCAGTGCCCAATGCTGTGTTAGATAACGCTTCGTAACCAGACGCGCTTGTAATATTGCGATTACTTGGCATGGTTATGCTCCTTTCAAGTATTGCTCGGCTAGTTTAGTTAACGCATCGGGTGGATAAGTACCACGCGGCGCGCTCATAATTTTTTTACGCTCACTGATATATTGAGCCTCCGTTAGCTTTTTGGGAGTTTTGTTCCCATCGGCTACCTGCGTTCCACCCGAACTTACATCTGCGTTGACTTGTGGTTTAGGTTTCGCCCGTGAACCCTTAAACCTATCCATCGCGGATATTACATAACTAGCATCACCTGCCGCGTATGCTCGTTTTAGTATATCATAGCCATTTTCTGTTGCATAGGGGGGTAGTTCACTGTTTAGGAACTGTACGAACTCGACAGACTGTAGAATCTTAGCAGCTTGATCACGCGGATACTTTTGTGTTATTTCTGCGTCGACTTTATCACTTATTGACTGCTGTGATTGCTGCTGCATTTGTTGGTAGTATTGCTGCTGCTGCTGCTCGACCTGCTTACGCATAGTCTCAATTTCAGTCTCTCGAAGGCGCTTTATCTGTTCTTCAAGTGTAGGGGCAAATACCGAGTTATATAACTCCTCCGCCACTTCTGGGTCTACTGTGGTTAGGCTTTGGAATCGGCGGACTAATTCCTCCCGCTGTGAATCATCCGAGTTTGGCACCGGAGCCGGCTCATGGACCTCTGGCTCTGGTACTATGGTTGTTTGCGTAGCGGGTGTTTGTTGTTCCGGCTCTGGCACAGTAAGCTGCCCTAACCAATCGTCATCTTCATTATTTACTTCTGAGGATTGAGATGGCTCCGGAACACTGTCGCCTTGTAGATCAACACTGGTTGTGGTTTCCGGAACACTGTCGCTTTGTATATCAGCACTGGTTGTTGTTTCTGGAACATCTACAGTATCCTTCGTCGGTTCTGCCACGTCATCTGCAGTCACTTTCGCAGCCATTGCATCCAATACAGACGTAGTTCGCGGTCTTAATCTAGCCCTAGATTTTATATCTGACATATATCCACCCTATTTTAGTGTTAATAATTTTTTCATTTCTTCATACGCTAGAACGCGCCCTCGTGCTTCTAGTGCTACTGCCCTGCGCCTACTATCTAAATCCGCTATATAGGCAATAGCTTCTTCCTTCTCTATAGCGGAAAAGGTAGATATCTTTTGGTCTAAAAGTGCCAATAACCCGTCCGTCACAGCGCCAGGTATACGTTCAACCTCAATGCGACTCATAGATTAGCGCCCGGTAAACCGCATCTTGTCCCGCAAATTAGCCCCTTGGGATTGGGCACCTTTGTTATTCTGACCACGCGTTGCTACTGGGGCTGGTCGGTTTTTACTCGATTGTTGTTGGCGGCGTTCCGCACAAGCTCTACATCCCATAACAAACTCCTAAAAAGAAACATAATGTTATATACTAGCCAATAATATATTTATAGTCAAACTAATATATTTGTCTCTGTACTAATTAGTATACAAAAATTAATACTATGGCTACCTTTTACAGTCCACGTGCCTCCTCAAATAAAACCCTAGCTTTTACACTAGGGTTCATAATGATTAAACTGCCGCACCTGCTGAGTCCACCCAACCATTTACAGATTTGTAAATAGGCTTACCGCTTGCTGCAAGGGTTGTATCTAGATACATATAACCCACAGGCACATTAGTTGGTCGTTCTGCTGTTGTACCGCTAGGGCGATAAATAGACTCTCCTGCTACAAACATCACTTTATTACGCCAATAATTTTGCTCAAGTATCGTGACTGTCACTACTGTCGCTTCAGCTTTAAAATATAAGGTTAGGCTAGTTTCACCATTAATAGTCCAACCTTCGGGGGCTTTGAGCGTGATATTATAGCCACCCACTACTGCCCATGAGCTACTAATCACAATCGTTTTAGTATACATCTTAAATTTACTATTAAAGTTAAAATTACTAAACGTCAGTTGTAATTCGCCACCACTATTAATAGCGGGTAATACATCACGTGGGTCTGATAAATCGACACTACTATGGTAAGGTCTTACTAGCTCATATCTACGGTTATTAAACGTGATACTACTACTGTCAAACTTATCCTGTAGTCGTGTGTCATCCGCACCAAATCGATGATTATGCATCTCAGCAATCAAGTTAATGTCTAAACCAACATTCATGCCTAAGTTCAATAAGGGATATTGTCCCGCCTCCCATTGTTGAACATAATCAAATACATTTGCCTCAAAGTATCCAGAGTTTATATTGTAGGTCATCACAGCTTCCCACGCACGACCAAGCGTAAAGCCTACACCGCACCACTCTGTACTTAGATAATTAATGTTTGCACCATATAACGACCCTCCCCAAAATCCTATACCACAAGTAATAAATTGGATATGACCAAATGCCCCTGCACCTGCGTTATTACCTTGCCACGCCAAACCTGTACCATAAATATAACCTAACCGATTATAATTCGTTGTCGCTGGGTTTTTAAGTTTTGGATAAACGCTGATTTGATTTTTCGCAACATCAATATCTTTGATGATATACGGTAGGTTATCCCCCTCAAACATGACCATTCTTGGTGCATATTCTGTAGCAATAGAATACTGCGGTGGCAATGATGATACCGTCAATACACTACGTTGTCCTAAATCGCCTTCTATATCAGTTCGGGCAGTAATTGTTGCGGTATGATTTGCAACTGTATTATCTACAAAATTACCACCCATTGTGCCGTTAGCATCATACCATGCGCCAGACGTACTACCAATCCAACCGATGTTTATATAATCAATACGAGGAAAAATACTGTCATTAGCAAGTACAAGCCCTGCACATTTAAAGTAAAACGCTGTAACAGAGCGAAGTTGAATACGCCCTGCGCTACCATCTGTACCACCATCACCGACAATCAAGGCAGCTAATTGTTTACGGTCTTTAACCGCTACAGTCGTGCTACCATAAAAACGCAATTTACCCAACCATACTGTATCTTTTGCATTAATACGCATTAAATGAGTAATCTCGGTATCATTTTGGTTGTTAAATAATACTAAATCACCATAATATACAAGTGTTTTAAAACCTGCGCCTTTTGCACCCATGCCTAATTCAAGTGGTCGATTGACATAAGCATCTAAGGTGATATTTGCATTAACAATATTGTCTTGGCAGTGGTTAAAAAATGACTCTAACGCACATAAGTCAATGCTGTCATCTAGTGATTTCGCTGTTGGGTATTTAACTTGTGCGTCATCTAGTGTTTTATATTTTTCAGATAGTTTGTGGTAAACGCCATCACCAATAGCACCGAAATCGTAAGGCGTAACAAGCCGTTCTGATTTTAGCTTTTGTATTTGATTGATTTGTTTTTGAGTCAAGTCACCTTCAACAACCATATCAGTTGCCCACCCATTAGCACCCGCGCCCGCTTCTACGTTTTTATTATATAGACTTAGTAACCCATCATATCTGTCAAAGAGAGGAGAAAAGTCTGACGTAAGGACCTTTCCATTATTTAATGTGGTCTTTAGCGAAGTGTCCTCTAGTATCTGAGTTACGATATGGACTTCAGGTGGTAACTTACTGAGTTGTTCCTGTAGTTCATCTAGTTTGGGTTGGATGAATACTAAAACTTCTTCCTCCAGTTTTTCTTCTGAAACAGCCCCAATGATTTCAGGACTAATCTTTTCCCGAAGTAATAATACTATATCTTGCAATGGAAAATTAACTTGGCAGCTCATAAAAACTCCTATAATAATGCTGATACATCCGTATCAATGGTTGACCCGTCGCTCAATGTCATTATGAGCTTGTTACCTTGTAATACCTGTGATACTACAAACTTTTCTGCTGGTAAATCTGTAATACGCTTTGTTATTGCATCTATCTTAGGTTGTATTACAGCTAAGACCTTCTGCTCGAATTCATCCGCCGGCACTCCGCCAATAGCGGCTATATCTATGCTAGATTGTACGGCATCAATAATGTCATCAATCGGTAGATTTCCTCGACAGCTCATTATTCCTGCCCTCCACAACTAACGCTACGGTTGGATCCTAGCTTAAACGCATCTGGTATAATCAGCGCATCTTTAACATCCATTATAGCGTACTCAATAAAAGCGACATCCAACTGATCAGGGTCTAACAACTGTATCATATATAAACCTGGTGTTGGTATTAGTGCGAAATTGTTGCAGGGTGTTAGTGCCCATTCTGCGCTGGATTGAAATACAGGCTCACTGGTAATTATTCGATTATCCATCATAGCCTGCGTAAGACTATTTATATTTGTTGTTCCACACGCGCATATATCGGCTAATAGGTCTTTTCCTATAGGACCAACACTTAGTTTCACAATAACTGCACAATCGTCAGAATATAATGTAGCTTGTTGGTTATATGTACCGTCTGGATTGACCGCCGGCGTTGGATTGCCATTAATATCGACTAACTGATAGCTAGTAACAAGATTAAACATAGAAATCAACGCCACCTTACCTGGTGGAATATAAATGGGCTTAGAGTTAGCGCGCCGCCCATCTTCTGTTAGTGTATGGCGCGTTTTATCTAGCGCTGTGATCCAGTCCATTATTGAACTCCTGTAGTGGGAATACTTGAGATGTTATGATTACCTGTGAATTAGCAACTGTTGGTTCTACCTCGTAGCGACCTGGTGTATTAATAACAAGGACACTTCGACATTCTTTCAACTCCCACCCACACATCTTAACCCTGCGCAAAACATCAGATTGCACTTCCGTCGTGTTCGGACAACAACCGTTACTGCCTTGGCTGGGTTCGCCTGTAGACATAAGAACTTTATAAATATTTACTTCTTCCTCCAGAGCCTCCTCGGATTCCCAATAGGCCGTTACTACCGCCATAGTCTGGGGAGCTACATAAACAAACGATTTTTCATCACCTACAGGATATATTTGCCGTTCTTCCAATATAGGTATTGTAATTTTATCATCTAAAAATGTACCTAATTGGGGTACATTTACTTCACCTGTGTCGATTATAATTTCCACACCACATACCCCACTATTAGACCGAAAATAAATCCTATAACAAGATTGCGTAAAATAGTGCAGTAAATACAGTCATGTTCTTCCCCATCCTCGCGCACTTTGGCAATGAGGAGGTGTTCCGTTACCCATAAACTAGCTATGTAGTTGACGATAACGTGATGTATTTTTAGTAGAAAGTCACGCATAGTTACCCTATACTGTACTATATAGCAAACGTATAGGAGTATTCTATGGCATATTTAGGAACTGAGCAAGTAGTTATTGATGACCGCGTATTTGATATAGCTAACGGCTACGGGACAGTACACTCAATTAGTAAGAAAAAGTTTGTAGTCCTGTTTGATAATGGACGTCGCATTGAATTTGATGCCAACGGCTCATTGGGTGGAACCCGCCGTATCTACTGGCATGATCCGATCGTTGTAGCCCCCCCACGAGATAAAACTAAGTGGGAAGGCTTTATTCGGCTTATTGCTGCGGTACTGGCTGTGGTAGACCCGAAGTAGTATCTACTGGTTCTTGACCCGAAATACCCTGCGCTTGCGGGGTAACGGGCTGAGCTGTCTGCTGTACTGGGGTAGATGTCGGGCGCATCGCCGTCTCGCCGGGTTCTAAAATGTTAGATAACATTAGTAGCTTGGTAACAGCGCGGTTTAATATTTCTGGGTTAACTCCCTCACCCAACTGCCCCAATATCTGGATACTTTCCATCGCTGTCTGCTTCTCGATCTCACGCTGGATCATAGAAGCCGCGCCTTTAGCAATAATCTTAGCATCCCCTGTATACTCAAACGCGTCATCGTGCATAACGAGCAACATATAAAGTAGCTTAACCATGGGCTCTATGACACCAATATCGAGGTTTACTAGCGCTGAATGGATTGGCTTGAGCGTGTTACCCTGCAGAGTTAGTAAACCCCGCACAGTTCGGTTGGCACCGGAACCGACAGGTTGACCATGCAACGCCGCTGGTATATTACTAAACGTGTGGGATAACTCTAATATAAAATTCGCCATTTTTAAAGCTGACGCTGTTATATTTGGAATCTCCGTAAACTGCACGGCTCGGTTGGTACTAATACGGTTATTGGTCGTTGGGAATACTTGGCCAGGAGATATAACTGGATTATCCTCCCACCCATCTGGTATATATTCAAGAACCCGGTCCATATCAATTTCAGAAATAGGTTCGGCGCTAAGTCCTAAGTTATACATGGTTAGATTAATTAGCGAGCGGAACGCTTTATGGATTCTGAGTAATTTTTGGGCGAGTCCCACACCAGCTATGCTACCATTACGACGCTCAAAACTCGCGGTGAACACAGGGCGCTTATTTTTAGATGGGTTTTTATTTAGTTGGCACTGGATAATCTGCCCACCAGCCATAACTACTTTTGTTTCGTAGGATTTATCTGGGTTAAGTCCCGTAAAGCCCATCTCTTTTAGGTCATGCCCTGTAAAGCGCCCATAACGAATTAGAATTTCAAAGCTGTCACCTTGCTGCCAGGGCATAATAGAAGTTTCTGTCTCTGGGTTAGACATATTATATTCTGTCCATCTACGAGGTATAGTGCCTTCTTGTGACGTTTTTATCAGTTCGGTAAGTGCGTTTTCCTGGTAGCCACTGTCTTTATGTTCTCGTGCCATTTCACGTGCGTCATATAAAAAATTATAGGGCACACTTTTGCGGATGAATACTGCTGTACCAGATTGGGTATCCGCGCTGTCCTCAGTCCAGAATAGATCAAAAGGACTAACCCGCTCATACTTCCATGTCATCACTGGCTTTTCTTTGAACGTATCACCCTCCCATACGGTTTCATTGCTCATTACAGGGAACGGACCGTGAATACAACCAAACGGATAATTGGCAAAGTCGTCGGCGAACTCGATAATAGCCTCGCGGTATCCACCCTCGATAGTTTTGTCATATATATCGCGTTGCAAGTTCAGCGCCTGCTCTTTAGCGTGCTCCCGCACCTTTATCATGCCTTGTGTTTTCCGGCGTGCCATCTCCTCGTTAATAGCGTTAGCAAGCTCAGTTCGCTGATCAGCGCTAAGGGCTTGTATTGTCATCGCCTCTAAGTCAGCATCGGTAGCCGTATCTGGTATGCCCATAAATTGTTTAGTCAGCCTGATGACGTCAGTTGAGAACTCACCTACGATACGACTTTTCTCATGCGCTGGAATTTGGGGTACTGGAGTTGGGTCGATGATGAACGGGGCGTCAGCGACATCTACTAGGCTCTCACGGATAAGCGATACCAAGATGTTAACCTTCCACGCTACTATACTAATTGGCATAGCTGCCCATTCTGGGTACAGCTCTCGCAGTTCTTGTTCAGCGCAGCTAGTCTTGTCATCTCGTGCATCGAAGCACTCTCTCAAGAGTTCATCCAGCATATAGTCACCAACGCGTGTTGTTTTTCGCGTTTGTAGTGCTCCCCGCCACTGGCGATAGAACTCTTTGCCCAAATTGGTTTTCGCCTTGAGGGACGCCTCAATAATATCTTTATCGTCTTGCGCCATTTCTGTTACCTCTCCGTCTGTCGCCGTATCTGTTTGCACTCGCAGTAGCAATAGCGCGCGCCCGTTGTTTTGTATCTTCTGAGATTATACTATTAACTATATATAGTGCACCATACTGAAATGCGTCAGCCCAGTGAGAATACTTGTTTTTCACCGCCTGCTTCGCAAACTCCTCGGTAATAGTACCTTGTGCCCGAATTTTTTTGTACTGGTAGCCGCCGTCAAGAGCATCAACTAATACTCCTAAATCTGGGTTGATGATAACCCCATCACGCCCTTCCCGCTGCAGTAGCGTTTCCACAGCCTGCCACCTAGCATCTGTATTGTTAGTTTCTGCAACGATGGCGTCGTAGCCATACTCGATGAATAGTTCTGTAGGAGACGTCTTTGTGCGAGAGTCACGCGCGTTGGCCGGGTCACAAACTACCAATATCCGGCAGCCGGGATAACGCATTTTTACTACTGGGTCGAACACGTCAGTAATAAACTCCTCCAACCCCATCTCGTCCCCATAAAGGCCGTCAGCAATTTTCCACTGACCCTTGACCTTCTGCCAAAAGAGCGCACATGGATGGATGCCAGATGTATCCACACTAACCAATGTATCAGTTAGGCGCATCGAGTCAAACGATTGCTCCGCCACGTGACGGGATTTATCAAAATTTGTAACGATTGGCTTACCATCCCCACCGGCCTTGCCGTACCTACACAGCAAGCGGGTGTTGATTAAGTCGGGTTTATTTAGAGCTTGGTAGTTTCGTAAGTCTTTGAGATACTTCTCACCGTTGTCTAAGTTTACTAAGTTCTCAGCCTCTGGATTAATCTCGTATGTTACCGCCCCCGTAACGTCATCCACAAACTCAAGGAGTGCCGGTGGCTGCTCAAATAGTATAGTATCTTCTGGCAGTTTGTTCTCATGCAAGAAGGACACGAGCCAATGGTCCTTATTTGGGTAGTTGTAGTCCCCAATAACACCGTAATATGTGCAGTGGTTTCTGCCATCGTCCCACATATTAGATGGGGGGTAACGCCCAACACGCTCACCCGCTTTACCGACGAGCTCAGCTGGTAGGCCTGTCATCTCATTTAGCCATATCGCAGTATATTCTGCGGAGTCAAGTTTTCCCAAGTCATCCTTCGACCCGATAGCAATAAGTCTGAACTGAATATCCGCTACAGTACCATCGGGTAATGGCATAACAGTGTGTATTTTTATCGGCTTGGTCATCACCACACGGGTGTATTTTGCAGGTAGCCACTGCTTGATAGTTTGAAGTGTGGTTTCCTCAAGCTCAGGATACGTAGAGCGTATCACTGCGAAACGAGTATATCGCACTCCTTTAGGATAATCCGGCGTTGGGGGCGTTGGCTCTTGCCTAAGTGCGATGGCCAATAGTTCAGCGAAACTACCCACAGACTTACCGGAACCTGGCGGGCCTGCCACATAGCGAAACGTGTACTGACTTACCGCATGATGGAACCTAACCAGTGTTGGATAGGGCTTATAGGTCATCGCCATTACAATGCCTCCATCTCGTCTAGATCATCTAACCCACCTTTAGGCACTTGTGTATGTGGCGTTACATCTATCGTTACACTATGAGCTGCTGGCAGGTTTGGGTTCTGTAGGTGCTCTAGTCCTGGGATGCTATAAAGGTTAAATGTAACACCACCACCTAGCACACCAGTTGGCTGGTCATCACCATCTCCACCAGACGATGTAGGTTCTAGCTGGGCTAACTGCACTACTTGTTTATAGAGGGTCGCAAAATCTTTATCGCTGGTGCCGTTACACATTATGCGCTCAAGTAATTTCTTGGCACCTTTATTGGCGATCATACGCATTTTTACCGCAAAATCTGCGTTAGACCCAAGCTGGGCAACCTCTTGCTCTTTTATGGCGAGCATCCGCTTGAATGTTGGATTATCTTTTAGTGCGCTTATCTGCATGAAGGATAGATTATAGGCGCGCGCTATATGATCTATTGGCGCATTGTTCAGTGCGATATCGTAGGCCAGTGTTTCCCACAACTCAAACGGCACTGGTTCTACGTCTGGAACAGCCAAATAGTCAACCTTATGCTCTACGAATAGGTCGTCTAGAGTATCTAATTCGGCTTGTATTTTTGATATGGACGG